GCCTTTGCCTGTTCTGTATCCCAACCCAAAAATAGGATTAGCCGCATCATTCCAAGCTGGAGTAGTATTTGGATTATATAAATAAATTTCTTTTATGCCTGCTGATACCATTTTTTTACTCCTCTATTATAGTATTATTATTTACTTCTTCTTCTTCTTTTTTTTTATTTTCTTCTTCTTTTTTTATATCTTCTTCTTCTTTTTTTATATCTTCTTCTTCTTTTTCTGCAAGAATTTCAGATAATATTAATGTTTTTGTGTCTTTTTCAGTGTTCATTTTATTAACTCCTTATATAATTTTACAAAGTAAAGGATGCCAATTAAAGCAACAAATGCCCAAAAATATTTTAGTATGCTGTCAAATGTAAATTCTTTATTTTCTTTATAATCATTTTTTATTTGTGTAATTTTTACTGTGTCAATTTTTAACATCCTTACAGTGTCATGCTTGTGATAAATATAAAATTTCTTTGTAAATGGATAATATTTTATAATTGTATTACTATCTTTTGCAACTACTTCTGCAGTATCTTGTTTAGTAACATAAATATATTTTTCAATTGCTGGTCTTACAATTTTTATAGTGTCAATTTTTGTTACTATCTTTTCTTCTTTTTGCTGTATAATTACTGGCCTTTGTGAACAAGAATAAAAGAAAACAGATAATAAAATAAATATGTAATATTGCTTTTTCATTTTAGGAATAATTCCATTTCTTCTTGTCTTCTTTTTGTAAGCCCTGCAAGCTCTTTCCCGTCTGCTTTGTTCCATTTTAAGAATTCTTTTGCTGCTTCTGCAATTTTACCTTCGTTAAGTTTTTTTAGCAAGGTAGATTTTAAGAAATTCCCGCAGCCAATATTAAAACACAAACTTACAAGTGCATCAAATTGATTTTGTGTAAGTGGTATTGTTACATTTTTTTTTATACAATTTTCAAAGTCAAATAAATCGTAAATTAATAATATTTCTGCTTGCCCTTCTGTTATAACATCGCCCTGTTTTACGTTTTTAGTATGCCCATAGCCTATAGTCCATACCCCAGCAGAACATTTATAAGCTTTTAGTTTCAAACCTTCATATTTTTTAATTAATTCAATGCCTTTTTTGGATGTTTTCATTTTATTTGTCTCCATCCTTAGCTACTATAAAACCTACTCCTGCTGCTATAATAGAACTCCCCATTGTAACATCTTTGATTGAAACAATAATACCTAAAATAATAAGAATAATACCCGTTATTGTTGTTTTGTAGTTTTGTAAAACTTTCATATTGCCTCCTGCATTAATGTTTCCTCTTGTAGTTGTTGTTTTGCAATTTCAAAATATTCTTTATCAATTTCGCATCCGATAAAATTAATACCATATTGTTTACATACTTGAATAATATTCCCGCAGCCCATAAACGGGTCTAATATTGTAAAATCATCACTGTCTTTTTTTACTAAATCAACTAAAATTTTTATAAGATTTAATGGCTTTTCTGTAGGGTGTTTACGCCCCTTTTTATAATGTTTTTTTACAATTCTTAAAATTGAAGGAACCAAGCACCCCTCTGAATACTTTCTATACAACGAAACATACCTTGACATATATTTTAATTTTCCGACATAAATGCAACTTTCTATACTGGTATATTTTTCTAATATTTTTTCCCCTGTATTCAAATAATCATATAATTCTTGAACTGACTTCATCCTTTTTGCTTCTGAGATATATTTTTTTACATCGTTAATTATAGTATTAGTATCCCAAACTAAATTTTCGACATCTATGAATGTTTTATTTATTTTATAATTTCCTTTTGTAAGAATTACTATGTTCTCGTGCTGCTTATTAATTCCTAACATGAAACCATTCTTTAACACTTTATCCCAAATTATCTCATATCTATAATTAAAACCAAGTTCAAGTAAATAAGCAACCCATTTGAAATAAAGTGCGCCGAGACCAAACATAACAATAACAGAATCATCTTTCAACACTCTATTAAATTCTTTAGAATATTCTTTATAATCAACTTCTCTATCTAATTTATGCTTCAATATATTATACGGTGGATCAGTAATAATCGCATCAATAGATTTTGCAGGTAATGTTTTTATATATTCTAAACTATCAACATTGTATAAATCTATTTTCATTGTCTCTTTTCTCTCAATAATTTAGTTTTTTCAAGTTCAAAGGATAATTTGTCTATGTTTCTTAGAACTGTGTTGTAATCTTCTTTTATATCTTTTATTTCAACTAATAATTCTTTAAGTGTTTCATTCAAAGAAATAAATTGTTTTTCCAATTCTTCAAACCTTGTTAGCTCTCTGTCAAGCATGTGATACGACATTTTCAAAGTTTCTATTTTTTCTTGTAAATCTTTTTCAACGTTACACATTTTTCCTTTTAATTCATTTATCACGCCATCTTGAGTGGCAATATTACGATTAAGAGAATAACTAATTACAGAAAGCAAAGTCCCAATTATTATTGTTGTAATAGTTTCGACACTCATTTTTCCCACCTATAACATCCAAAAATATTAAAATGGGAGCACGAAGCCCCCGTGTGTATTAGATAGATAAAATAATTCCTTGTAATTTTACAGCTGCTTTTGGTTTCACAACAACTAAATTATATTGCAATTCTATGTCAGTAGACACAAAGGAGGAGTTATTTGGATTTAATATAGTTGTCATGCCGCTTTTAGTAGTTGCAAAGGTTACCATGTCTCTTTCTTCAAATCGTAAAGCATAAAAAGCTGTTGTGTTTGTGGAACTACCCGCAGGATAATCGTTGTCAATTATTTCGCTACCTTCAGGAGTTGCTCCTGCAATTACAATAGGAATACCCTTGTAACTTGGAATTTGTAACACATCGCCAGTTGCAGCAATAATAGAATTATAATTTACATACTCCCTAAAAATAGTAGATACTCTTGAAGCTAAAGCCGCATTCATAATCAAGCAGTTTGCTCCATTAGGAACAGAAAGAATTGCGTTGTCTAATGCTTCAAGAAATTTTGCTTGTTGTTTTTTTGCTGATGTTTCTGTTCCAATTGATAATTCGCCGCCGTTTGCAGTGTCAAATGTAACTGTGTGAACTTGATTGTTATTCTTTAAGCCTGTAATTGCATCGCCACCTTCGCCATTAATCAAATAATTCATAAATTTACGCCCTAAATTTCTGGCAGCAGACCTTACTTGCCTTAAATGTTCGCCTTCTAAGTCTAAGCCTCTGTCTTGATATGCTCTGTCTGTTCTTACTCTTGCAGAAAGGATTTTTAAAGGAACGTTTAAAGGTGTTCCGTAGTTTGTGTCAATTGCCACTGGATCGCTATTGATGGTTCTAAAGCCGCCAACATTTGCATTTGCTTCTGGTGCAATATTATCGGAATTGCCTTGAAAAGTGTAGAATTGTGCATATTTTAAAATTGGTGCAGTGGTTTCCATTTCGTTTAACACAATTCTTTTTATTATGCTGTCTACGCTTACCCCTACAGGTGTGCCTTGAATATCTCTCAATAGCATTGTTTTTGTCTCCTTTGTTTGTTAATAAGTTTGATTAATTTTTGATTGCATTTGTTGTTTTGCAAGTTCAAGTAAGTCTGTATGTGAAGCATCATTTGGTACAGTTTTTGCATTACTTGGTGCTTGCGTTGGTTCTTCTTTGTTCAATTTGGGATTTTCAGGTAGCTCATTAATTACCTCAATAAATTCATCGTAATTTTTCAGCAATTTTTGTTTCCAACTCTCAGCTTTTTCTGGTGGTATTTTACCCTTTTTGATTGCATTTTGAATATCATTCGTTACTTTTTCTTCTTGTATTTTCCTAATTGCTTCCTCCCTTGATTTGCTTTCATATTCTAACTGTTGCTGTAATTTTTGAACAGTTTCAGTAAGAAGCTTTATTTGCTCACGTAAAAGAATGTTTTCATTTCCCAATTCTGTTTTTGTTTTTTTCTCATTTGCTGCAGCTGGGATATCATAATTTTCTTGTTTGGTAGGTATTTCCTTTGCTGTTTGTTCAACTTGTTCATTCATTTTTTAGCTCCTAAAATATTATTTACTAATTAAAATATAATCATTTTTTTTAGATATTGCAAACATTTTATATTTTGAATAAAATTTTTTATATTTTTATTGTAAATAATATAGGATTTTTTATGGAACTTGCAAAAATCAAACCGTTTATTGATACCACTATTTACAAATTATTTAATGATGATAGTGAAATATATGCCCAAATAATAGACCAAGCAAACAAATATTGCCAACAAATACTTAATTACGATGCAAGCAATGAAGAATGGTATATATATCCATTTGCTTTAGTGGTGCAATATATCGCCCAAAATCAACTTAGTTATTCGGATGATGCATTCATTGCAAGAATTAAACAACAATTTGAAGAAGCAAAAAAGATATTAGCAAACAATTCTAAAACTTCTTCTGGTGATTTAGGCGATAAAATATATACTACTGAAATAAACAACAATGATAAATTTTAAGGTAATAAAATGGATGAATTAAATTATAAAAATGTAATGCAAACACTTATTGATACTACAAAGGCTATAGTTCCAGAATGTTATGTTTTTGAGATTGCAAGCCAAAAAATACCAATAAATCAAAAAACTCCATTTGTTGGGATAATTATGGACATTGACAGTATACAACAAGTTGCAGGACATTTTGAATGTGATTTTTATTTTATTTGTGGTGTAAATGATGCCGACGAAATTAAAGCTCGCAACGAGGCATTTGAGATATTAAACCGTATTTACGAAAATATTTATTCAATTAATTTACCTTTTATAAAAACATATGATAGACCTTTTAGCTATCTGTTGCAGCATTCAAATCTTACTTTAATGAGTTTACAAGTAAAACTGGCAGTAATAGCATCATGAAAATTGAAATGAATGCAACAAAGGTGTTGAAAGATATCCTTGCAACTACAAAGAGAGTTGTTAGTTTGCGTGGTGGAACAAGAAGTTCTAAAACTTATTCACTTGTCCAATACATTATTTTATACGCATTGCAAAACACAGGGCAAACTATATCAATCGTAAGGAAAACTTTACCATCTTTGAAATCTTCAGTTTTAAGAGATTTTATCACTATCCTGAACCAAATGAATTTGTTCAGTGAAGAAAATTTTAACAAGACTGAATTAATTTATAAACTAAACAATAATATAATTGAATTTTTCTCAGTAGACCAACCGCAAAAAATACGTGGAAGAAAAAGAGATATTTTGTGGTGTAATGAAGGTAATGAACTTGACCGAGATGATTTTTTTCAGCTTGCTTTTAGAACTATAAGAAGAATTTTTATTGATTACAATCCATCAATGCCCCAAGAACACTGGATATATACCGAATTAGAAACTCGTGATGATTGTGAATTGTTAACAAGCACTTACAAAGATAACCCGTTCTTAGAGCCAGAAATTGTTAAAGAAATTGAAAGATTAAAGAAACTCGACCCCTCGTATTGGTTGGTATTTGGTGAAGGTAAAAAAGCCCCTCTAAAAGTAGGTAATGTATTTTTGCCAGAATATTACCAAGAATATGAAAGTTTAGAAGGTAAAAATCTTATATCTGTGATATATTGCGACCCAAACCTTGCAATAAAAGCAAAAGGAGACACAACCGCAATTGTTGAATTAGGGTACTGTTTAGATGATGAAAATTATTATATAATTGATGCTGTTTGTGAAAGCTACGGAGACCCTAACCATTTGTTAAATGCTTTGTTTTCAATGAAATCAAAAAGCAAATTTTGTTCCTGTATCGGATTTGATGGCAATGTAAATCAAGAAAGCACATGGCAAAATTTTGTAAAACAATACGCTATTATTCACAATACAAACATCCCAAAAATACAGTATAAAAAATATTCAGTAGATAAAATATTGAAATCGTGCCAGCTTGCATATGTAGAAAAGAAAATATTTTTCCCGTTGAATTTCAAAAAGATGCAGCCGCTGTTTTATAATCAATTAATACAATTTGAAGGGAAAAAAGCAGGTAACCCTGACGATGCCCCTGATGCCCTTATTTGCGCTTTTGAAATGCTGAATGAATTAAAAATC